GCGATGCGAGCAACGTCGGCGGGACGTGGAGCCTGATGGTGGCGCTCCGGCGCGGCATGGGTGGCGGAGCGCTCCACATCCCGGGCTACGGGGTATGGCTGGCGGTCGAGGACCGCAGCGTCATCGTGTTCGACGGCCAGGCCCACCTGCACGGGGTGACGCCCCTGATCCGCCAGGGCCCCCACAGCTACCGCTACACCATCGTCTACTACGCCAAGGCCGGGTGCGCCGCGTGCGGCCCGAAGGCGGACGAGGTGCGGCGCGCAGCGGCGGCGGCCACCGCACACTACGAGAGGGTGGCGCATGAGCGCTGAGGCCGAGATTGACACCGAGCACATCGAGGACCTGGCTGTCTTTGCTGCCATCGAGGTGGAGAGCAAGGACCTGGAGCCCTGGGCGCTCCTGCTCCGGCAGTTGGTGGACTCGGAGGAGGTGGACCGCGAGACGGCGCTGTGGCTGGTGAAGCTGTACAACGCCTACGACGACTTCGGCTCGGCCTGGCACGTCGCCATGCGCTGGCGCAGCCCGGCGGAGTGGGCCAAGGCTCCCGACTGCGACCAGGCCGCGGACTACCCCTGCACTCAGGAGCGGCGCAACCTCCGGGGCGGCAAGGTCCTGCGCCACCTCACGGCCTACGCCGAGGCCCTGGACGGCCGGGATCAGCAGGAGTGGCTGACGCTCCCGCTCCAAGCCGACGACCCCGAGATGGACTTCCTGCGGCTGGTGACGCACGTGCGCACGCTGTGGGGCGTGGGACGCCAGACGGCATTCGAGTGGGTCGAGTTCCTGGCCAAGGTGGCGGAGTTCCCGGTGCGGGCGCCGGACGCCATGCTGTGGGAGTCGGAGGGGCCCCGGCGCAGCCTCCAGCGGCTCTATGGCAAGGGCGAGCCGCAAAGCGAGGCGTGGCTCAACTTCTGGGCGATCGAGAGCCGGGACTGGCTCGCCAGCGAGGGCGTGACGCTGTCGTGGGAGGACTACGAGACGGTCATCTGCGACTTCAACGTCATGCGGGACGGGCGCTACTACCCCGGGCGCCACCTGGCGGCGCTGCGGGGCGAGATCGAGGAGTCATCAGCCCGGGACCTGCTGCTGCTGCACTTCCAGGAGGTGATCCCGGCCCCGTGGTGCTGGATCAAGCCCGGCATCGACAAGGCCAAGCTGGCGCTGTACCGGGAGACCGGGCACATCGTGGACGCCCCGTGATCGAGGACGAGCGCAAGGAACAGGCCCGGTTCCTGGCGCAGTACGCCAAGCACCACAGCGCGGGAGCGTTCGCCACGCCCACGTGGAAGGACCTGATGAGCGCGGTGGTGGTGGACCTGCGGGACGGGGCCGAGCGCTACGTGGAGGTGGTGCGACGGCTGAGCCGGGTGTCCCGGCGCACGGACTGGACCGGGCGACCGTTCTGGCTCCCGGCCGGAGCGCTCCTCGCCACCCATGTCGCGCGCACGGCGGGCGCGGCGGTGCCGACCATGAAGCACCTCGACTACGTGTTCACCTACCGTGAGGACGAGTACCTGACCAAGGTGCTGGAGCACCAGGGCCGGGAGGTCGTGGCCACCCGGATCAGCGCTGCCAGCGAGATCATCTGCTGCTGGGGCCGGGCGGGCGAGGGGCGGCCGGAGCGGCCGGTGGACCTGGTGACGCTGGTGCCGGTGTGGAGCCCGGTGCAGCCGCAATGGCGGGCGCCGGTGCTGAAAGAGGTCGGGGCGCTCACGGGCTGGCACGACGACTACCCGTTCTACAGCGACGGCTCCTGGTCGGCGCTTAGCCTCCGGGGCTTCCGGCCCGACGATCCCACCTGGGGCGTGAAACCGGCCGAGATGAGCCGGGCGTGGAAGGCGGAGCACCCCGAGGCCCTGGGCTACACGTGCGAGTGGACCACGCTGGCGCGCGAGTGCCCGGCGCTGGTGGCGCTGGTGCAGGAGTTCACCTGGGGCTGGGAGGTGGAGCGGGTGCGCATCCTGCGCATGGCGGGCACCGGCCACGGGCGCCTGGACCGCCACACCGACATCACCGACAAGGCCGCGGGCCCCGGCGACGGCCATGTGGTCCGGTTCCACCTGCCCCTGCTCACGGACCCGAAGGTCGAGATGCACGCCTGGGACCTGGAGGGTCATCAGCACCGGGCCCACCTCGGCGCGTGGCGCTGGTGGTACCTGGACGCCCGCAAGCCTCATGCGGTGGTGAACCCCACCCGCACCGACCGCATCCACCTCACCGTGGACGTGGTGAGCAACGCCGAGGTCCGGGAGCAGTTGGTGGCATGAGGGCGCTGTACGTCGTGGGCCCGCCGGGCGTGGGCAAAACGACGCTGGTGCTGGCGCTCACGGACCGGCTGGACCTGGAGCCGGGCGAGGTGCTCGATCAGCGGGCCCCGCTGCTCCGGGGCCAGCGTTGGCATGACACCTACGGAGGCGGCATAGTGCTGGGTCGCAAGCGGCCCCGCTTCGGGGGCACGGACGCACTGAGCATGGCGGCCCTGCCCCAAGCCATTGCCTGGGCCCGGGAGTCCACCATGCCCGCAAACGTGATCGGTGAGGGCCAGCGCCTGGCCCACATCAGCTTCCTGGAGGCCCTGAGCGAGCGGGGCAACCTCACCGTGGTCAGCCTCGACGCCCCGCCGGAGGTCCTGAGCGAGCGCTGCGACCTGCGCGGGAGCGACCAGAACCCACAGTGGATGCGAGGCGCCACCACCCGGGCGCGCAACGTCGTGGCCCAGAGCATGGCGGCGCACCTGGACGTGCTGCCCCTGAATGCCACCCACCCCGTCACTGCGCTGGTGGCGGAGTGCCGAGACGCCCTGGGCTGGGACTGATGGCAGGCGGCCCGCCCATCGCCGACCCCCGACCCCGCAACGGCGGTGGTGGCCTGCTCACGCCGGAGGTGGAGGCGCAGTTCATGGCCGCGCTCCGGAGCGGCGTGCCCATCCGGGTCGCGGCGCAGAGCGCAGGCGTGGGGGAGAGCACGGCCAAGCAGTGGATGCAACTCGGGCGCCAGGCGGTCGCAAGGCGTGAACGCGGCGAGACGCTGAGCGAACACGAGGAGGCGTGTGCCAAACTGGCAACCCAAGTCCAACGGACCTACGACGAGACCCACGTGCTCCTGGCGGGGCGGATCGTGCAGGCCAGCGCCAAGGACTGGCGGGCGGCGAGTTGGATGCTCCAGCGGCGGCACCCGGAGGTCTGGAACCTGCCGGACCAGATCGAGGTGACCGGACGGGGCGGCGGCCCGGTGGAGGTGGCGGCCATCGTGGCGCGCGCCGAGGAGTGGCTGGCGGAGGAGCCCAGCGGCAACGGCCAGCGCGCGCTCGACGTGTGACCACTCTGAGTCAAACCTCTCACCGGCGGGAGACTCGGGCCCGGTCACGGAGCGTGGCATGAAGCTGCACGAGGCCAGCCCGTCCCAACTGCTGCGGGCGATCCGGCGGGCGGAGGAGGGCGGCGACACCGAGGCGGCCCAACTGCTGGCCCGGACGCTGGACCAGCGGCTGCGCTTCACCCCGCTCCCACACCAGCTACCCCCGGACGACGTGACGTGGGTGACACACCTGCTCCTGGGCGGCCGGGGCAGCGGCAAGACAGCGGCGAGCGCCTGGCGCATCAACGAGCACGCCCAGGGGCCACCGTGTGACCCGGAGCTACCGGGCGGTCACCGCATGGGGATCATCGGCCCCACCTTCGGCGACACCGTGGACTCCTGCTACTACAGCCCGGCCGGGCTCGCCCACCTCAATCCCGAGGTCAAGCTGCGGACGCTGCGGGGCGGGATCACCGTGTGCGAATGGCCCAACGGCGCGGTGGCCCGGCTGTTCGGTGTCCACACCGAGGGCGACACCGAGCGCCTGCGGGCCGGTGGCAACCGCTGCTTCGATTGGTGGGAGGAGTTGGCGGCGTGGCGGGAGCTACAGAAGGGCTACGACCAAGCCATCTTCGGGCTCCGGATCGGCCCGCACCCCCAGGCGATCGCGTCCACGACGCCCAAGAACCGACCGCTGATCCACGCGCTGGTGAAGGCGGCCGAGCGCTACCTGGTGAGCGGCGAGGCCCCGACGCGCAAGGACCGGGTGGTGGTGACGCAGGCCACCACGCATGACAACCCCCACCTCGACGCCGAGGTCCGGGCCGACCTGTACGCGCGCTACGCCGGGACCCGGCTGGGCGACCAGGAGCTAGAGGGGCTGCTGCTCGGTGACCTGGGCACGCGCTACGCCCGGGCCGACTTCGTGATCCTGGACGGCGTGCCCCCGGCGGCGGTGACGCTGCGGTCGTGGGACCTGGCGGGCACGGAGCCCAGCCCCGCCAACGAGGACCCGGACTGGACCGCAGGGGCCCGGCTGAGCTTCGCGGGAGGGCCCCTGGGCCCGGTGAACGTGGACGACATGGTGCACGTCCGGGTGAACCCGGCGGAGGTGGAGCGCATCGTCATCGCCACGGCCAAGCTGGACGGCCCGGAGGTCCTGGTGCTGATCGAGCAGGAGCCGGGGCAGAGCGGCAAGGCGCAGATCGCCCACTTCACCCGCCTGCTCCGGGGCATGGTGCGCAACGTCCGGGGCGTGCTCCCATCCGGCGACAAGGAGGTCCGGAGCCAACTGGTGGAGTCGGCGGTGCAGCAGGGGCGGCTGAGCCTGACCCGTTCCACGTGGAACCTCGGGCTGCTGGACGAGGCCGAGGCCTTCCCGGAGGGCGCGCACGACGACCAGATTGACGCCCTGAGCCAGGGCTTTGCCTGGATGGAGTCCAACCGGGCCGCGGGCCCGGCCAAGGCGTCCACGGCGGCCGGACGCAACATCAGCGTGGCGCTGCGTTGAGGCACACCCCGGGGTTATTCCGGAAATCGTCCCGCCGGATTTGACAATGCGGGGGCGCTCCGGTAAAGTTCTGTCCGTTGCCCGGGGCCAACGCAAGGCTTCCCGCCGAACCGGAGGCCCCGGGCGACGACCAGACCAAGGTGCCCAAGGGCACCCGTGCCGGGCCGACGCATTCCCGTGGCGTTCTCACGTCAGCGGGTGACGCGTGATCGTGGCGGCGGGAGCGTGGGGGCGGCGAGGTCGGGTAGCAGGATGTCGCCCGACGGCGACACGCACGGATGCACACTCCCGAATCGGGGGCCCAGCGGAGGCCAGGACGGCTGAACCTGCGGCCCCCGTTCGGTGTTCCGAGGAGGAGGGCCATGGAAGTCGTCGTGATCCAGGACCCGGGCACGCCCATTGACGAGGCGATCCGGTGGGCGGTCAGCATCTCGGAAATCTTCGACTGCGACGTGCACGTCCAGAGCCAGCGCTCCCGGGGCTTCACCCAGCGCGAGCAGGACGTGCTCGCCAGCGAGGGCTTCGAGTGAGCTACGTCATCCGGGTCGTGGCGCTCACGGGCTACCACCTCGGGCCCGGGATGGCGGACCCATCCGGGCTCTACTTCGCCGATGCGGACGTGGAGGCTCACTCCGGCCGGGGTGAGGCCACGTTCACGTCGGACCCCCGCCAAGCCAAGCGCTTCGCCAACGCGGCCAGGGCCATGGCGTGGTGGCGGCAGGTCCCGGAGGCGATGCCGGTGCGCCCGGACGGCGAGCCCAACCGGCCCCTGACTGCTTACACGGTGGAGATTCTGCCCGATCCTGTGGCATGATCCCAGGTGATGGGTGAGCGCATGAAGTCCGTGGCGTACGTCCGCATGACGCCCACGGAGCACGAGCGCCTGCACTCGTTCGCTGCCCAGCGCAACCTCACTGCGTCCGAGGCGGCCCGGCAGATTCTGCGTGAACGGCTGACGACACCTCTCATCAGGGGCGGGGCAGTATCCCGCCAGCGGAGGGCGTAGCCCGTTACGCTCTGACCGGCGATGAAGCACCTCCACGAGTTCCCGGCGCGCGTCGAGAGCCAGGACACCACCTGGCTCAACTTCCGCGTGCTGGTGGAGCCCGCGACCCCGGGCCCGCTGAAGGCCACGCTGTGGAGCCGGGATGCCCGGCTGAAGGCGGAGCTACCCCGGGTGAGCCGACTGGAGCCCCTGGGCAACCGGCAGTGGTTGGTGATCGGACAGGAGGATGCCTGGAGGATCAGTCGGGTAGGGGG